AGGATGATTTTTCCAAGGTCACCCCGGTACAACCTGTCGATAGCTTCGTACTTAAAACCTTTCGAGCATTGGCTGTGGGGCTATCTCACAGGCCGGAGGTTATTTCAAGGGCCGAATACCAGAGTTGTGGCCAAAGGGTTGAACGGGCGGCAAAGAGCTAACTTGATAGTCAAGAAATTCAAGTCCTTTGACTCCTGCGTGGTTTTTGAGGTGGATGGTAGTGCTTTCGAAGCGCACGTGGATGTTTGGCAATTGGAGCAGGAGCATGCTGTATACCTGGCGGCATACAGTGGTGAACCCGAGCTAGCCCGGTTACTAGCTCGCCAATTGGTCAATGAGGGGGTTACGCAAGGGGGCGTCAAATTCTCGAGATCTGGTGGCCGCGCAAGCGGAGACTTTAACACAGGCATGGGCAACACGCTCATCATGACTGTGGTGGTTGTCGCGGTGCTTAAGCACCTCAAGGTACCGTTCGACTTGTTGGTCGACGGCGACAATGCGTTAGTCTTCATGCCGGCCCGTGTTTCAGATCTCGTTGTTCGATGTTTTGCCCCCCTTGCCCTCGAGTTTTCGGGCCATGAAATGGTCCTTGAGCATCCCGTCACGTGTGTCGAGAGGATTAGGTTTGGACAGTGTGCACCGGTGGAGATTGCTGAGGGTTCCTGGACAATGGTGAGGGATTGGCGGAAGGTCATTAGCCAGATGACGTCATCCCATGCTCACCTTGAACAGCCTCGGTTCGTGAAGCCATACCTTCGTGGTGTGGCCTTTTGCGAGCAAAGTCTTCACGCGGGTGTACCCGTGGCCCAAGCCCTCGCCAGACGCCTACTGGAACTTACGGAGGGTGAGAGAGCTGTACAAGAGGACATGTACAGAGACTATCAAGCGCTCGGATTGGACATTGCCGTCGCTCGGAATTCCCGGTTCGTAGAGCCTACCAACCTGGCTAGGGAGAGCTTTCGTCGCGCCTTCGGTTTAACACCCGAAGAGCAGCTCGGCTTGGAGAAGGGACTTGGGGAACTCGTGATTGACATCACGTGTTGGCAACCCGAGGATTCTCCATGGAGTTTTGACGATTTGCTTCTTTCCCGACCTGGCCTGGTTGATCAGCTCTACGCTTAGGTGTGAATGGGGCGGGGTGGGTTGTTAGGGCTGGACGTGAAAGTGGGAGAACTGGTTAATGGCGAGTTACGGGGCCCGAAATGGCCCCGGTTATTGCGTAGATGGGTGGAGGACGCTCCGGCGTGCCTGTGAACTCATTATCAAGCCACAGTTCCTAGGCCCGGGTGAGTATGCGAAACGGACGAGTGACGATCAGCACCGAAGCTGGCTAGGCCACGCCCGGCGGGGCGTGTCCACTGTTATGCGTGACTGAAAGGTAGAGTGAACGCGATGCGGGCCATGTAGTCCTATCGTCGAATTTGTGTAGCGAGATGTGGCAAAGTAGGTTACCACCAGCCAAATGCCGTGGTCTTTGGACTTCCGGGTGGGGACATCTCTACGCTGGCCTCCGGGCATGTAGCAAATTCGGCGAGAAGCTCCTTGACGGGGGCGGGCAGACCCAGTTGTGTAGTAGCTGTATCGAGTAGGGAGAACCAACCACTGTGCTTCGGCCTCCAGTGTCGCTATACCCAGTTAGGGAGGGGCGCCTCTTGATCACTTCTCGGTAGCCATAGGAGTTTACCTCCGATGCAGAAAACGCGGGGAACGAGGATTTCCCAACACATGTGCCGCGCTACCCTCCAGTGGCCGCGAAGTAACACAGGCCAGCTTGGTTATTTGCTGGAGTACAGAGAAAGATAACCCACCGCAGGCCTTGATGCCAACCTGCGGGCGCAATTGGCATCCATGTCGGCACTGCATGGTAGAGAAGGTGTCCCGGGATGACCACCGGTCAAGAGACTTGCAATCTCAAGGTTAAGGGGAAGCACGGCGGGGTGTGTGGTGTGCTGCAGTCCAAATCTCTAGGGGACCTCTTCCTTAGAGAATATGGGCCGGACTGCGGTTTGACTGGTG